ACCGGCTGCGCCGCGCTCAGCAGATCGAACAGAGCTTGCCGAAGTTCCGGGGACGCCAGGGCGGCAGCGGCCAAGGCCACAGGCAGAGGCTTCAACCCGCCAACCAGGTTCCCGATGATGGGCAGCGATTTCGCACCGAGCGTGGTGAACCCGGCCGTCAACCCGGCGATCGCCGGGAGCATAGACTGAATCCTCTGCCCGATCGCCGAGAAGTCAGCCGTTCTGATCCACTGCGCCAGCGCCTCAAGCTTCGCGGTGATCGCATCAAAGATCGGGCCGGCCCGGTCCCCCAAAGCAGCCAGCACCGGCTGCAGCCGTGCCTCCAGCGCCCGCAAGGCATCCGCCACCGCGTTCGCCCACTCGACCGCAGCCCCACCACCCTCAGGATTGATGAGTGGGGACGCGAGCAGACCGCCGATGTCCCGCAACGCACCCTTGACGCGGTCCTTCGCGCCCTCCCACGTCGCCTTGACGTTCGCTGCGGCACCGGCGAAGTGATCTTCCATCGCTGACGTGAGGGTGTCCAGGAACTGCTGTCCGCTGATCGCCTGGGCGGTGATGTCCTTGCGCACCTCGGCGGCCGATTTGCCCATGGCATCGCCGACCAGCTTCGCCGCGTCGATCCCCCGATACCCAAGCTCGTTGAGTTCTTCAGCGGTGACCTTGCCCGTCGACTTGATGCGCGCCAAGATTGGCACGATCTCCGCGATCGTTTGACTGTTCCCGCCGGCTGCCGCGACCGCGTCTTGGATGGCCTGCAGGGTCGGGATGACCTTCTCAGCTTCAAGGCCGAACGCCAACAGTTGCTGCTGCGCGGTGATCCACACTTGACGTGGGAACGGGGAGGTTTTGCCGAACTCCTTCAGCTTCGCCATCTGATCGCTGGCTGCCGAAGCCGACCCGAGCAGCGTGGTCAGCGCGGCACGAGAGGTTTGTTCCAGGGTGTTGTAGGCGGCACCGGTCTTGCCCACGCTGACGGCGAGCGCGGTCATGCCGCCCGCGGAGACCGCGCCAACTGTGGCGGCTGCTTTACCAGCGGCAGCGGCGGCGTTCCCGATGGCCGTGAGCCCAGCTACGCCGGCGCGTCCAGCGAATGTTGCCGCACTACCTGTCCTTCGGAGAGCGTCGGCGAACCCCTTGGTGCCACGGCGGGCCTGATCAACCTCCAGCCCCAACCGAACAGAGATGACACGATCAGCCACGCCCGCCACCCCCTCACTCAGGTCTCCAGGGCCTCAACGGCTGATCAGTAGGACGGGCGTTGATGATCCACACCTTGCGGGCGGGATCGTGGCCGTCCTTGTGTTTCTGGCTGTCCCGGTCCAGCTCGGCGCAGGCCTGGCATTCGGCTTCCTTGACCTCAAACCAGCCCTCGGAGTCGGGGTTCCAGCTCTCGTGCTTGGGTTGCCCGCAGCCGGGACATAGGAGGTCTTTGGACAGGGTGAGCGCGATCGCGAGGATCCGGTCCGTAACCGTCCATCTGCGACCCTTCTGGCCACGTAGAATGACCAGCGGTCGCACACTCCACTCTGCGGCGGCGCGAAGTTGGAGCCTTACGTGATCCCACCGCGGTTGGACGAGGAGGGACGCGACAAAGGGGCGGCAACGTTCGGCGCCTCCGACGTGACCTTGTGGAAGGTCTGCCACACCTCGATCAATGCTGAGTCGCCCAGCCGGTCCCGCAGCGCCCGAAGCTTCTCCACCGGAAAGCCGTCCGGCAGTTCCTTCGACTTGCCGTCGGCGCCTTCCACCCGGATGATCGCGTCAGCGAGGACATGTAGCAACAGTGTGTCGTTGTCCTCTTCCTTGGTTTCCGGCTTCAGGCCGTTCTTCTTCAGCCCTTCCCGGATCTGCCGGCGGCGTTCGTCCGTGCGGTCCTGAATGTGCACGGTGATCGCGGATCTGCCGATCTGCTCGGTGATCTGATCCAGCTCTGCTTGCACCTGCTCGGGGGCCCGGTCCTCGACCCCCCGGTCTTCTTTGGGGATCTTCTTCGCGACCGCCAGCTCACGCTCGAGCTGGTCCATCTGCGCGAACAGGTCGCCGCGCTGGTAGATCTTGGCTGTGCGGGTCATGCCGCAGGTGCCGTCGATCCACGCGTCAAGGTCGAAGTTGTCGGAGACACTCGCCGTGCGCAACTGCTCCGTCAGAGTCTCATGCGGGATGGACTCGGGAATGTCCTTCATCGTTCTGCTCCAGGGGTTTCGCCAGGGGGGTTTGGATGGAGCCGGGTCGGGCGAACCCCTGGCAGAAAACGCCCGACCCGACGACTTCGGGGGTTACGCGACTATCGCGCGCAGGTTGAACGTTCCCTGCTGCAGCAGCGGTACCGTGGCCTTGAAGTAGCCCTCGCCGGTGCCGCCCTGGATCTGCGGGTTGTCCACCATGAACTTGTAGACATCCACCACATCGCCTGTGGCCCAGACGGTGCTGTACGGCGTCCCGATGCGACGCACGAACCAGCCCAGCGCGCCGTACTGGAACAGGTTCAGCGTGTCCGTTGCCTGAGGCGCGCCCGTCACAGCGTCGAACTGGCGGAACAGCACCAGGTTGCCCATGTAGTTCTGAATCGTCGGGGTGTCCACATTGGACGTCTCGCACACTGCCCGCTCGTTCGTCTTGTCGCTGGCGTCCGCACGCACCTCGTAGGTGGACACCATCAGGCAGGTGATGTCCGTGCCCGCGTTGAGCTGCGCCACCGTCGGGGCGGCCACGTTCGTGATGCCCGTGTCGCCGGCGACCCAGTACAGCTTCGTCTTGCCCTGGTCGACCATCCTCGGCACGACTGCCTCCAAAGGGGAGAGTGCCCCTAGGGCCAGGGGCGTAACGGAAAACGGATGCCAGGGGTTACCGACTCTGAAGGTCGGTTGTCAGGCTCGCGTGGCGAGCAGTTCGTACAAGTCCGGCTTGTACACCATCGGGATCACACCAACGGTTTCGTCACGGCCGGGCCGTTCCGAGTACACGTGCTGGATCGGGCCGCACGCCCACCCGGCGACGGCGGGGGTGGCGTCAACGATGGCGTCTCGGACCGTGGTGGCCACCCACGACGCCTGCTCCCGATCGGGTGCGATCGACTGGACCTGCCACCGCACCGTGGCCGAGTCCGACTGCCCGCAGGCTGCCAGGGCGCGGAGGGTGCCGTCGTCGAGGTAGACGATCGCGTACCGTAGCGGCGGCTTCGTCGGGATGATCCCGTCATACACGGTGACATCGGGTACAGCGGCCGTGATCATCGCGAACACGGCGTTGGGGATGGTCATCGCATCTCCCGCGCGAGGATGTCCGCCGCACCCTTCCCGAACCGCGGTTCCTCGAGGTCTGCCGCCGGCATCCAGTGCGGCATCGGCTTCGTGTGCACGGACCCGAACTCGGTACCGCGGCCCATCCCGCCCTGCGGCTTTGACGAATCCGGGCCGACCTCGGCTTCCAGCTTGCCGATCATGTCGTAGCTGAACGAACTGGGGTAGTGCTTCAGGTGCGCCCGCCGCGAGTAGCCGGAGAGGATCGACCGGGCATCCCGCCTGACGTTGTTCGCGCCCCGCTCCACCACCTTGGACAGGGCCGGTTCGGCGCGTTCGACGGCGTAGTCGAGGTGGTTGGCGTAGGCGAGCAGTTCGGAGATGTCCGCGCTCACCCGGTCACCTCTTCCACGTGCACTCGGTTGGCCGTCGCGAAGCTCTTGTGCAGGTATGAGGCCACCCGGAACCTGCGGCCAACAAGGTTGGGGTCGAGAACACTTGAGGTGATCGTGATGATTTGGTCCACCGCCACCTGCACGGTGGCCGGCAGATGTATTTGGGTGCGCTGTACCGTGAACAGATGATCCCCAGACTCTGGGGTGGACTCCTGGGCTTCGAACGTTTGCACCTTGCACTTGCCCGTGTACACCACTGCACCTGGCGTCTCCGTGCGGAGGCCGGTGTTGGGGTCCATCGCCCCAACCGTGGATGGTGCGCGGACGACACACCCGTCCACCATCAGCCGTTCGGCCGCCTGCCGGCCACGTTTGGTGAGATGGACCGCTCCCATCAGGATCAGCCGTAGGGGGCGAACACGTAGCGGGTCACCGACGTGGTCGAACTGTAGGTGATCGAGGCCACTCCTGTGGTGGGGTCCGCGTACTGCGGAAGCAGCGGAATCCAGCGGGCCCCGGCGGCGGCGACGGTGTACTGCTTCGACGGGTACGCGTCCCCAGATGGGAGAGTGCCCGGGTAGGCGACGGTCACGGTGATCGACGCGCCGGATCCGTTGAGCACCACGAGGGTGAGGTGGGTGCCGACGTTCGCGGTGTCGCCGGCGGCGGCGTTGCCTGCGGTTGGGGCGGTGCCCGCGAGGACCGCGTTCTGGGTGGCGATGAGAGCCATCACTTGCTCCTGGGTTTCTTCGGTGCCACCGCGGTGGCTTCAACAGTGGAGGCTTGCCCAGACTCAGAGGGGCTGTCCTGCTGGTCGGGTTCGCGGCGGCGGTCGCGGGCCCATTCCTTCGCCGGCTGCCCGTTGATGAGGATCCCGTCCACGTACCGGCGGTTCGCCAGCGCGAACGCCTGCTCTTCGGTCACCTCAGCACGCCCGTGACTGAAGATCACACCCGAGTCGGGGTCGTAGAGGGCCGGATACCGTTGGCAGTGAGCCTCGAACACGGGACCGGTGTCCTTTCAGGATCGCGTGGACACAACCGCGGCCGAGCCGCCGAACATGCCGGCCAGCCACCAGCGGGTGCCCTCGGGGAGTTCCATCACGGATGCGACCGCCTCGGCGCCTTGCGCCCAGGTGACGGAGTAGTCGTCGATCCGCTCGGTCACCACACCCGCGTGGGAGGCGAACCCTTCGGCGGCGGCAGCGATACCGGCTGCAGCGTAGGAGCACACCAGGTTGACGATGTCTTCCGACACGGTCAGCAGCCCACCGGTTTGGGTGACCACCACTGTGGCGGGA